CAAATAAGCATTGGCTTCGGCATAGGGTTCATCTATGCTGGCTTCGATGTTGGTCAACACCTGATCGAAATGAGCCAGCATCACCATCTTGACCAGATTCTGAACCTCTAGCTGCAGATCAGGCTCCAGGCTGGCAGCCCAGGCTTCTAGGTCTTCGATGTCTTGAAACTGCCACATACGGTCCAGCAGCTTGACCTGCTCCATGGTGAGTCCATCTATGGTCAGACCATGACCTAGACGATCCTGACGCATGAGACGCTTGCTTTGAAAGCCGCTCATGCAAACAGTGCAGCTTTTTCTGCTGCTATCTCTTTGATGGCACGTCTAGCCGAAGCCTGACTCTCGGTAAAAGCATAGTCGTTGCTCAGACTATTATAACCATCGTAGAATGTCCAGACACCGTTCTTCAGTACCTCTACCTTGACATCATAGAGTACATCGAAGGGCGAACCATCGTGGACAATGCGAACCAAACCAAAATCTTTTGCTACGTACATATCAATCTCCTCATCATATCTATAATTCTAGCACCTTTGTGCCGGGCTGTCAAGCCCATTCTATTACCTTGGCTGGAAACATAATCCGGCCTTCGTACTCCAGCTGATCCTTCTCGAACGGAGTCAACTCGTCTTCGTCCAGCAGCTTCCAGTCAATGATGGTTTCGGTGTAGGCGTCGGTGGCCTTTTCAATCTGATCACGCAGAACCATCACAGCCGTAGTGGCTTCTTCTTCGTCCCAGATGCCGGTCACCACATACTCATCGCCACCCTTGGCTTTCCAATAAGCCTCGGTGCCAGTACCCAGGGTACCGTCTTCGCGCCAAGCATAGTTTTCGTAGACCTGAGTAAAGATAACTACCTTCATATTATTGCTCCTCAAAATAAGAAATACCGATCAGCATGCAAGCCACACCACAGAATGTCATGCCCAGAAACTGCAGAGCCATGCCAAAGCCGATGTCTACTGTGCTTTCTATGCCACCAACAACACCCAGCATCAGCACCAGGCCTGTGAAAAAGAATACTGCAGCTTTCATATCTCGTCCTTTCATCATATCACCATTCTAGCATCTCGATTCGAATTGTCAAGCATTATTTTCTACCGGTGTGGTTAAGCACTGGATCACAGGTTGCGATCAATTCGCGTTCTAAAGCATGAGCAGCAGCCTTGCCACGCACAACCTCATAGATACCATAGCTATGAGCTACGGTGCCATACTTTACAATGCTGTTACACAGAGCCCAGCCCTTGTCTTCGTTAAAAGCACGCCAAACATGCTTCTGGATTCGGACTCGGAGCTCTTTCTTGCTGCGTCCTGCTGTGATACCGACATAGCGTGCACCAGTAACATTGTTAATGATAACATATACTATGTGGCATCGATCTGTTCTTTTCTTTCTCATCATACATCCATTATAGCACCACGATGCAAATGGTCAAGCAGAACCAGTAGAAGACCCTACGCCGCAGTCGGGTACTTGTAAGTCATTGATTTCATTGAAGAAAAACATCAATGTTATCAATGGGTTAGCACAGGGCTGAAATATTATTAAATTATTAAGATTTGGTGCCTAGTTTTTAGGCACTTCGTCGGGGCGCTTGGCATGGGGATGCTCGGGGCGGGGCGCTGACTTGTTGAACACTCGATCCAGTATCTCGGGCGGTATGGTGTGTACATCCTTCTTATGGATCTTGACTTCTTCGGGATCTACGGTGTCCTGCACTTCTTCATACTGGAATACTGCAGGCGTGGTTTCGGGCGCAGCCGTGGCTTCGGCAACCAGTGTGGTTTGCTTTATTATATTTTCACGAGCCAGCAGACTCATGTTGCCGGCTATGACCAGCAGTATGGCCAAGGGATCGAATACAAAGATTAAGCTCATGATGATGAGCCGCACTGCCTTGCCTATCATGTCTTCGGTGCTGGCGCCGTAGATTAGTTCCGCGACGTATTTGATCGGGCCAATCTCAGCCTCAATCTTGCGGACCTCCGCGGATAATGGAGCGCGTTGCTCATTAAGCTGTGTAACCGCTTTCTGTTCGGTTTCGATTTCAGAAAGGAGTCTGCCACGTTCCTTTTGTTGGGACCGACGTATAGCAACGGCTTTATCAGCACCTTTTTCGTCTGATGAGCGTGCCATAACCTGATCCACCGCCTCATCCATTTGTTTAAGAGCCTTGCGCGAGGCATCGATGTTCTCCCTGTGTATGCGAATCTTTTCGTCTATGAGGGCTAGTTGTCCAACACTCTGCCCCGTGACTGCCGCCTGGTCCAGGTGGGCCTTGCTGAGGTAACCAAAGATGCCCAGACTCGTAATGATGCTAAGAACAACAACTGAGGCAGTAAAATAATAGCGGAGAATACGAGGAGCGGTACGCCAATTACGATATATCCAGCTCGCTGCAACCAATTTAGCAAGTTCAAGACTTCCTCCCATCAATCCTGTAGCCAGGGGTGCGCTACTAAAAATACTAATCAATCCAGCCACGCTGAACCAAGCGGCACAGCCACTGACTGCCAGAGCACTGAGAAATAATAGACCAATAAAAATCATAATTTTAAATGTCGGCGATGAGTACGCACCATGATCCAGTTATTATAAAATTCTTCGGGCTTGCGCAACACATCTAGATCGAACTGCACCTTGGCTTCCATGTAGTTGCATTCACCCTTGCTTGGACATAAGTATAGTATGACTCTGTTAAATTTGTCAATGCCTGACTTTTCGATGTCGGCTTTGAGCTCATCGTTGCTGCCGTAGTAGTCACGCCAATCGGATTCTGCTAGATAGCGTTTCTTTTTACCCTTGACTTGACGAGTCTTTCGGTTCCAGAATAATTTTTTACCTATGTAACGACGCCCAGTCTCCAGATTGGTTATGCAGTAGACAAAACCATAATCAGCAGCACTGGGCTCGATGAATTCCGCGTTGTTGTAGATCCACATCAGATACTCCTGGTAATAAGGAATATCTATCGGAGTTATTCTTCGTCGTCTTCCTGGTCGAAGCTTTCCTCGTCTTCTAGATCTGATGCGCAGAAAGGACAGACAGTAAGCTGATAATAGTCGCTGTCCAGGTCGTGTATGATTTTAAATACTGCATCACAATTATAACACTCTATGTGTTTCTTAGTCCCCATTTTCTTTTTCTACTTTTTCTATGTGAACGCCGCCCTGCTGTAAAAATTTAATACCGGCATCGTCACGATACACTTGACGATAGTAGACATTCTTAATACCCGATATTAGTATAAGTTTAGCGCACTGTGCGCAGGGAGCGTGGGTTATGAACATCGTGGCGCCGTCACCACTCTCATGACTACGCGCCAACTTGGCAATGGCATTTTCTTCGGCATGTATGACCTCGGGCTTGGTTATGAGTCGATATGGCCACTGTCCGTATTCTGGGTGCTCGCCAGTCAAAGGAAAAAGTTGACGTAGTTCATCGGGGTTTAACCAACCACCACTGTCGCGTGGCATCCAATCTAAATTTTCACAGTTATTATCACCGCCAGGCGCTGTGCCATTATACCCAATACTTATAATTCTGTCGTCCTTGACGACTACTGCACCTACCTTGAGTCTGCGAGCCTTGCTGAGTTTAGCGTACCTGGCCGCAACATCCAGGTGTGCTTGGAGCATATCTGCTTTCAATTATTTTTCCCCATTTAGGAGGATCCAAGGGACACTCCTGATCTTTAAAACTAGTCTTGGCTGGCATGAAGCAACCACAGACCATGCATTGTTTGGTCATGGCGCGATAATGCTCGCAGCCACGACAAATTTCCATGCGATCCTTAGCGTACTGTGTAAACATTACCAGACAAAATTTTGTTGATAGTAATCAATTATGCCAGGCAATTCGTCTTTGAATACACGACGCGGTTGCCAGCCCAGAGCCTTGAGTTTGCTGTCATCGATGCTGTAACGAACATCGGCACCCAATCTCTGATAATCAAAGTCTATGTGATCTTCGTGGTCGGCAGTCAACATCATGTTGTCAATGATTTGATGCACCACATCCAGGTTGCTGGTTTCATAGTTACCGCTGATGTTGTAGATTTCGTTCTCCACACCGGCATTGATGATGTGTACAATGGCGTCCGCAGTATCTTCAACATGCAGCCAGGTACGGCGCGGCGTACCATTCATGTGCAGCGGAACCTGTCGGCCCAGATGTAGATATTTAATGGCCTTGGGTATGAGCTTCTCAGTGTATTGACCTATGCCGTAGTTATTGGTGGGACGTACAATGATCCAGGGTACATTGTAGGTACGCGCCCAGGCACTGATCAGCATGTCGGCCGCTGCCTTGGTGGCACTGTAGGGGTTGCTGGGCTTTAGCAAATGAGTCTCAGTAAAGCTACCATCATCAATGTCGCCATAGACTTCGTCGGTGCTGAAGTGCAGCAGTACTGGTTTACGTCCAGTATGACTGCGCAACAGTTCCAGGAGATTGTGTACGCCATCGATGTTGCTGCGTACAAAGTCTGAGCTTCGTTCTATGCTGTTGTCTACATGAGTTTCAGCAGCTGTGTTGATGATGTAGTCACAGTCCATGAGACGATCTAAATCATTGATGTCTTTTTTAAGAAACTTAAATCGTTCATTTTGATTGAACTCGGCAAGAAAATTTACATTGCTGGCATAGGTACATTTGTCCACACCAATAACGTACCAGCCTTGCTCAAGGCATCGGCGAGTTACATGTGATCCTATGAATCCCAGACATCCAGTAACATAGACAATTTTTTTCATCTGTATCTCTTCATTCCTGTTATAATACCCAAACTTGGTAGATCTAGACTGGCCAATTTAGACCCATCACCTGTATAATTTAAATTTGATTTATCACCAAACGAAACATTTTCACCGGATAAATTCTGCACTTCGCAGAATTTTTTTACAAATTCACTGAGCAGTATCTTTTCAGAATATACAGCATTGATATCTTTGTACAATGGGTCCGATGTTTCAACATAGTATTCAACCAAGGGCAGCAAATCTTCTAGATACAGATAGTCAAAGTACTTATCTGTGAGAACTACATCCTGGCCAGACAATATCTTTGGCAGCAATCTGGTGGATGCTTCGGTGGCGAAGAATACACCGAACAATCTCAGATTAAAAAATGCATCGGTCAGTGCTGAGATTTTTGCACAGGCATTTTTGCTGATACCATAGGGATCAATGGGCATGCTTTCAAACAATGAATCTTCACCGATGTTGTCCAGACTGCGTCGGCGATCAAATTCTGCGCCTGAGCATAGTTGTAGCATTCGACCAAAACTATAACGACACGCGTAGATGTTTGTAAAGATGGTGAGATTGTCGGTAGCCACCTGTGTCGAAGCAGTCATCTGGCTATCAGGATTTACTGCGGCATTGATGACCACGTCAAAGGCATGTTTATCAAAATAATTCTGCATGGCGTGATAATCAAACAAGTCAAATGTAGTTCGAGTGATTGATGCTACATCGTGCTTTTGACTTAGAGTCCTGGCAAGGTATCCACCAACAACTCCACGACCACCTAGAATAGCTACCCTCATTTAATATCCACAATCATTTCACGTTGAAGTTCTTCATCGCTCAAAAATGGAGCCATGTCATGCAGGCCGGCCTGTTTGCCATTTTTTAGCGCCTGACTGGGTAAAATTTCCTGTTCGGCCTTGCAGATGCAGTCAATGATTCTGGGACCTGGCGTGGCAAATAATTCTGAAAAGGATTCAAGACCCGTGGCTGTGTTTATTTTATTATAGGCAATCTTAAATCCCTGTGCTATGTCTCCGAAGTTTGGAAACCATAGACCAGTTTTGTCACTGGTTCCGTGCACACGCCCTTCGAAGTATTTTTGCTGTGTATTCTTGATGCTAAGATAGCCCTGATTGTTTAAAATAATAAATTTGATGTTGAGCTGATGTTCTGTGACCACTGCCAATTCCTGCAGATTGCTCATAAAACTACCATCACCAACGATGGCGATTACTGGTTGATTGCTGGCCAAAGCCACGCCTATGGCACCAGGTAATGCCCAGCCCATGTCAGCCTGTCCAGGACTAAAAACGAATCGTTGACCTGATTTGGCGTTCAAAGCCACGGGTCCGGCATAGCTGATGCTACCAGCATCTCCCATGAGAGTCATGTTGGCCGTGCTGTGTCGATTTACAGCATCCAGCACAGCATAGAGATTGAGATCGCCATCGGTATCGTTGGCCGCGAATTCTGGTCGCATCACTGGCCAGCTTTTCTTCCAGTGTCCACATTTTTCAATCCATTGTTGTCGCGTCAT